TACCTGGCGAAACTCGGGCAATGGACTGACAAAACATACTGACGCATTCCCAGTTCCTGATGGCAGGAACTCACGCGATACCGCCGAAATACGCATCGACAAGCAAATGAGAGGAGGAACCCCCATGACCGCTGCTGAAAAACTGGCGAATGCCGTAGACCAGGCGCGATATTGCCTCTACGACCGCGAGAACGAAACCCTCATCGTGTGGAACGGAAGCCTTACCTTCAACATCTACTCGGTCGAAACCGGTCGCTGCGTCGGGATGTGGACCAGCGGCGATGACCTCGGACTGACCCCTGAGAAATATGACGATGGAGGCTGGCGACTTGTCGCGGCCATCGACAACATCAGGGAGACGCTGAGTCCGGCCTTCGCCGCCGAAAACAACGGCATGACCTACCTGGAGGCGTACGCTGGTTGACCTGTTCTACCCTGCCTGCTGCCCATGCGTGACGTGGGCAGTGGGGAGCGCAGAACACAAGAGGAGGGAGTCCGATGATCATCACCCCAGCCGAGATCCAAGCCGATCTGGACTACCGCGCGCAGATCGAAGCCCGCGCCCGCGACCTGGCGGACCTGCTCAAGCGGCACAATCTGACCTTTGCCAGCGGGTTTGGCGGCACGATCATGACCTGGGGCGACTACATCTATGCCGAGTTCGGCGACGAGATCCACGCAGCCTGCCGCGCGTATCTCGCCCTCGATGCCTGATCCGCTAGGCCAGCGCGGAGCATGCCCGCGCCGGGAGGGGACTCCGCACACCTCCCGCCGCTCAAGGAGGTGGATACTGATGGCAGGGACTATAATGACCGGGCTCTTTGACCACGATGGACGGCTGGTCGGGGTCATGGTCAAGTGCCAGTACGCCGACAACGCGAAGATAAAGTCGGTGGGCGGGTATCGTTGGGCCCCGTACGCTAAGGGATGGCGGTACGACCTAGACGCCCGTGCCCTGGGACGCCTGATAGAGCTGTTCCCCGACGCCCAGGTGAGCACGAGCGTCCAGCAATGGCTGGAGGCCCACCCGCCCACGGCGGAGCAGCCACAAGCGCCCGAGCCCGGAGAGATGGAGTTGACGTCGGCCCTGGCCCCCAAGCTGTTCGAGTACCAGAAGGCGGGGGTGCGGTTCCTGGCCCGGGCCCGCCGGGTTCTGCTGGCGGATGATATGGGCCTAGGCAAAACGGTACAGGTCATTGGGGCCTGCGAGGAGCTACATGCGAGCCGGGTGTTGGTGCTGTGCCCCAACGCGGTGAAGGACGTCTGGTCAAAAGAAGTCGTCAAGTGGGCACCTGACCGTGTGGCCACCGTGCTGCGGGGTAGCAACCGGGCTGCCAAGCTCAAGGTGTTGGAGGAGTTCAGTGAGGGGTACCTGGTAGTTAACTACGAGGCGGCCCGGGAGAGGCGCGAGAACGGCGGGCTACTGGCCGAGCTGCTGGCCATGGACTGGGACGTGGTGGTCGTGGACGAAGCCCACAACGTCAAGAACCGGAAGGCACAGCAGACCCAGGGCATCCGGAAGCTGGTGCTTAAGGCCGAATGCGCGTACCTGCTAACCGGCACCCCCATCATGAACCGGATAGACGACCTGTGGTCGCCCCTGAACATGCTCCACCCCAAGCGGTACAGCTCGTTCTGGGCGTTCGTCAAGAAGCACACCTGGGTAGTACAGGGCCCGTTCGGCTGGCAAATAGACGGCAGGCCCCGGGCACCTGAGGCGCTCAGGCGCGAGCTGGCCCCGTTCATGCTGCGACGTGAAAAGCAGGAGGTGTTCCCCGACATGCCGCCCAAGATGTATCAGAAGCTGTGGGTCGACCTGGAAGGTGAACAGCTCCGAATATACAAGGAGCTGGAATTCCTGGCCATGTCCCAGGTGACGGAGGACATGCTGGTGATAACCCCCGGGGTGCTGGCTCGGCTGACCCGGTGCAGGCAAGTGGCCATTTCGCCCGGGCTGATTGGCGGCGAGTCGACGGGGGCCAAGCTGGACGCACTCCTGGGGGTGCTGCACGGCACAGAGAAGAAGGTCATCGTGTTCTCGCAGTTCGCCCAAGCCATCAAGCTGGTCAGCAGAATCTTGACCGAGGAGGGAATACCGCACCTGACCATGACCGGGGATACCCCGGACGCAGACAGAGCCGGGGCGGTGGAGCGGTTCCAGACCGACCCCGGCATCCAGGTCATCCTGATGACCACCCAACTGGGCGGCGTGGGGTTGACCCTGACAGCCGCATCGGTGGTGGTCTTCTTAGACAAGATGTGGACTCCAGCCCAGAACGAGCAGGCCGTCGACCGGACCCGGCCCCACCTGCAGAAGGAGTCCGTGCAGGTGATAGAGATACTGGCCAGGGACACCGTCGACGAGATGGTAGAGGAGGTGTTGGGAGGCAAGGTATCCATAATCGAGGCCGTAGTGGCCCGGAAGCGGAAGGTAGGCGGGATTGACAAGCTTTGACAAGTATGATACAATGGAAATAGGCACCAAGGGAGGTAGACTGATGGAAGGCACGGTGAGTTGGTCCCAGATACGGACCTGGACCACGTGCAGACAGAAGTGGTACTGGCTCTATCGGGTGGGCATAGTACCCAAACGGATGCGTCGGGCCCCGAGCATCGGGTCCTGCGGCCACGTGGCCCTGGCGGCGGTCACCGCCGGGACGGACTGGGAGGCGGCGGTAGACGCCTGGCTGCAGGAGGAGCTGGCCAAACCCATGTTCGACGAGGAGGTCGAGGAGTACCACAAGGTGGCCGACCTGGTACGGGGCATTATCCCTAGGTATATCGCCCACTACCAGGACACGTTCGAGCCGGTAGTCGTCGAGCGGAGGTTCGACATCCCGGTATCAGGCGTCAAGACCCGGCTCGTTGGGTACTGGGATGCTATCGTCAAGGACCGTGACGGCAAGCTCTGGCTCAAGGAGAACAAGATGCCCCAGCATGGATTCCGCACCTATGAGGACTTGGTCCTCGACGGACAGATAGGGGTTTACCAGTGGGCGGCCCGCAGGAGTGGGTTCCCCGTGGTCGGTACCATCTTCGACCAGTTGCTGGCGAAGCTCCCTGCGGAGCCCTCAGTGAACAAGGATGGGTCACTGTCCCGGGCGAAGGTCTACACGGACTGGGAGACCTACAAGGCCCGGCTGCTGGAGCGCGGACTAGACCCAGCCAACTATGCCGAGATGGAGGACAAGCTATCGGGGTTCGAGTTCTTCAAGCGGGACTACATCTACCGGCCACCGTCCGAGGTGAAGCAGTTCACTGAGGGCATGCAGCAGAAGGTGTGGGAGCTGTCCGCGACCAGGAAGCGCATCTACCGATGCGATTCCTTCATCAACTGCTCAGGGTGCGACTACCGCGAGCTGTGCATCGAGCAGGCTAAGGGCCGGGACGTTCAGGACCTGATCGAAATGAGCTTCGAGCCCAGACAACCAAGGAAGGAGGAGCAGAAGGATGACGACGAAACCACGACCGCCTAGCGCGACCACTGGGTCCGCCCCACCGACGGACCTGCCCGGGCTGCGCATCTACAAGCCCGAGATAGTGGACTATAAGCTGAAGGCGCTCTTCTACGGCCCGCCCGGGGTCGGGAAGACGTCCCTTCTGGCGACGGCGAACCTGCACCCGTCGACGGCTCCCATACTCATCATCAACGTGGAGGGCGGCATGCTCAGCGTCACGGATACGACCGCCCTGGGTATGACCGAGGCCCCCGATGTGGTGGACCTGACCAGCTACGACCAGCTGGGGGACATCTTCTGGTTCCTGGCTAAGGGCGACCACCCGTACAGGTCGGTGGGCATCGACTCCCTGGCAGAGCTGAGGACCCTCAACCTAGACTCCGTGGTCGGGAGGTCGATAGCCAAGAGCGGAGGTAAGCGCACCTCCCCGGACGAGGTGTTCTTGGACGACTACGGCACCTCGAACACCCAACTCAAGCGGGCGCTCAGGATGTTCCGTGACCTGCCGATGCACGTGTTCTACACGTGCCACGACAGCGCCAGCCAGGACAAGGAGAAGAACGAGGTCGTATGGCCGGACCTACCGCCCGGCCTTAAGAGTGCGGTAGTCGGATACATGGACGTGGTCGGGTACATGTACGCGCAGAGCACCAGCGAGGAGGACGGCACCGAGTCCGTCCAACGTCGGATGCTGTGCCAGCCCTACAGCAAGTGGTGGGCCAAGGACCGGTCGCCCGGTTCCCGACTCGGGCTCTGTGTGGACGAACCCTCGATACCTAAGCTGATCGATCTCATAACGAACAGAAAGGAAAGTGACCCAAATGCCGCTACCCGGAACTAGTAGGGACAAGGCACCCAAGACCGTAGCCATTACCCCGGGAGGACAGACCCCGATAGGGCTACCGGTCGCAGAGGAGGAAGTCTTCGAGGAGGACTTCACCGATGTGACCTCCAAGTACGCTATAGCCGAGGAGGGCCTGCACCACGCCAAGGTGGTTGGGTTCGAGAAGACGGAGAGCAGGAGCGGCAACCCCCAGTACGTCTGGCAGTTCCGCATCCTTGCAGGCAACTCCAAGGGCGTCGAGGTCAAGTACTGGACCAGTCTGCTGCCCCAGGCCAGGTGGAAGGTAGTCGAGGCGCTTGAGGCTGTCGGCGTTGCAGCCAGTGGCAGCGTGGCCCGGTTCAAACTCAGCGACATCATGAACAAACCCTGCATCATCGAGGTGGTCCACGAGGACTACGAGGGCAAGACCAACCACAAGGTGAACAAGGTCTACGGGCCGAGCAAGGATACCCTGGCCTTCATGAAGCAGGACGAGTCGGCACCCTTCTAGTAACGGTAAACGCGTGGGGCCAGGGTGGACAAACCCCCCGGCCCCATGGCGACCGACAGTAGGAAGGATGGGGGACATGCGCGATGTTGGTATCCACGGCAGAGGGTTACAGGGCGATGTTGGGGGAGCTGGAGAAGCGGCCCTACATGGTGTGCGACCTGGAGACGACGGGACTGGACCCCTGGAACGGGGACAGGCTGATAGGGGTGTCCATCCACCTACCCGACGAGGGGGGCGGCGACGCCCGGACCTACTACGTGCCGTTCAGGCACGAAACCGGGGGTAACCTACCCATCGAGGAGTTGCACCGGCTACGGCCACTCCTAATGGACCCGGACCGGGTGTTTGTTGGCTTTAATGCGAAGTTCGACCGGCACTTCCTGGCCCGGGAGTTGGGTGAACCCATACGGAATCAGACGGTGGACGTCATGTTGGCGGCACATCTGGCCAACGAGAACGAACCCACGTTCGCCCTGAAGGCGCTAGGTGCGAAGTACGTCGACCCGGAGGCGGGCCAGGCTGAGGCTAGGTTGATGGGGTTGCTCAAGTCCCAGGGACTAGGCAAGCAGGATATGCACCAGTTGCCCCCCAAGTGGGTGGCCCCGTACGCCGAACAGGACTCGATACTGACCTGGCAGTTAGGGCAGAACCGGCAGGCAGAGCTAGAGGCCCAGGGGCTGCTCGGCCTGTGGGACGAGGTCAACATCTACAGCGACGCCACGGAGGCCATGGAGCGGCATGGGGCCCTGGTAGACCCAGCGAAGTGTGCCGAGAGCTTGATCATGGCCAAGGACAAGCAGGCCGAAATACACCAGCAGATGGTGGAAATGGTTGGGCACGACTTCAACCCGGCCAGCGTACCCCAGCTCAGAGAGATATTGGGGCAACAGGCAACCGACCGCGAGGCGCTGGCCGAGTGCAAGCACCCGATTGCCAAGCTACTGTTGGAGCACCGGGCGTGGTCCCGGGCGGCGGGCACCTACTACCAGGGGTTCATGGACCGGCTGGACGGCAATAACCGGCTCCACCCGAACCTGAAGCTGACGGGCACCATCTCGGGGCGGCTGTCGTGCAACAAGCCCAACCTGCAGGCGCTGCCCAGGGGTGACGACGTGTATAAGGTCAGGGACCTGGTCATAGCCCCGCCCGGGCACGTGCTCATGGCGTGGGACTGGAGCCAGGCGGAGCTCAGGTTGTTGGCGCACTACACGCTGGACCCCTTCCTGCTGGATGCCTACCGGAACAACAAGGACATCCACCAGGAGACGTCGGACCTGCTCCGCATCCCACGATACCAAGCCAAGCGAGTTAACTTCGGGATAGTCTACGGCATCGGACCGGGGAGCCTGGCGAAGCAGATAGACTCGACCTACGGCGAGGCCAAGGCCATTCTGAATCGGTACCACAAGATGATTCCGGGCGTCCGTCGGCTGTCGCGGCTGGCGGAGGACACGGCCAGGAAGACGGGCAGGGTGCCCATGTGGACCGGGCGGCTCAGGCACATTGAGGACGAAGAAGAGATGCACAAGGCCATGTCGAACCTAATTCAGGGTGGGGTGGCCGAGATGATGCGGGTGGCCGTGACCCGGCTGCACCAGACCTTAGAGGGCACCGGGGTTCACATGATACTGCAGGTCCACGACGAGATACTGTTCGAGCTGCCCGAGGACGAATGGGCCAAGTGGAGCCCGGTCATCCGGGACACGATGCAGGACTTCGGGTTCGCGGTACCCATCCTGGCGGACGGCAAGGTGGGCCGGTCGTGGGGGGCCATGCACCACATCAGTTTCGACAATGAGGACAGGCCTGTACTGCCTAAGGGGGCGGTACTATGAACCTAGTCCTACCGAAGACGACCCTGCTGGCTCTGGACCCCGGCGAGACTACCGGGGTGGTCGAGGTCTTCAAGGGCGAGCTGATCAGGGCCTACACGGTGAGCTACGACAAGATATTCGACTCAGTGGCGAACGAGGGCGAGCCCGCGGGGCGGTGGGCGCACGAGTACCCCCTGTGGGTGATAGAGGACTTCCGGGTCTACCCGTGGGCCAACCTGGGTTTCGACCCGGTCAGGACGGCGAGGTTAATCGGGGTGCTGCAGGTGGCCGCCCAGCGGGGCAACGTCAAGGTGGAGTATCAGATGGCCGGGCTGGCGAAGCAGATGGTCAGGTCGGACCTACTCAGGCAACTGGGGTGGTTTCACCGTCTGAAGGGTACCCACACGAAGGACGCGGCCAGGCATGCCGTGTGCTACATGCTCAGGCAACTAGCGAAGGAGGGACGAAAGGTATGACTAAGACGATGTGCGACGTGTGCGGCGCGGAGCTTTCGGTCAACGGCGTAACCGTCCGGGGCATGGTCAAGGCGAGTTACGTAAACAAGACCTACCACTTATGCAGCGCTGAATGCACGGAGGAGTGGGTTAACCGCGTGATTCGGAGGGACATACAGGAGGAGGGTAAGCATGGAAAAGTCCGTTGACATCGTAGCAGGGGGTCAGTTCGGGGACGAAGGTAAGGGCCAGATAGCCGCGTGGATGACCCACAGGGCAATGGAGTCTGGCGAGCCCTACCACTACGCCGTCAGGGTGGGCGGCAGCAACGCGGAACACAGGTTCACGATGCCCGACGGGCGGAGGTTCACCTCCCGAGTACTCCCGACGGCAGGCTGGATAGACCCCGACGTGAGGCTGGTCCTGGGGCCCGGCCATGTGATTCGGCTTGATAGCTTCCTGAAAGAGGTAGATACGCTGACCACGCTCTACGGCGACCAGGTAGGGCGAATCTTCATCGACCCCAACGCAGGGGTCATCGACCCGGACTGCGCCGCCAAGTGGGGGGGCAGGGCCGCGGAAGCGGCCATACGGCGGGGCAGCACCCACCAGGGCGTGGGGGCCACTGTGGCCCACAAGGTGCTGAGGGACGGCACCTTCCGGACCGCCAAGGACTACCCCGAGCTGGAGCCTTTCGTCGACTTCGGGGGCGTCTGGCGGTCGTTCAGCAGGTGGATGGCGGCTGGGCTAACCGGACTGTTCGAGGGGTCCCAGGGGGCGCTGCTGTCCCTGGACCACGGGTACTACCCCTACTGTACGTCCAAGAACGCGACCCCGGCTGGTATGCTGGCCGAGGCGGGCCTGCCCATCGGATGCGTCAGGTCGGTGATTATGGTCTACCGGGCCGTGCCGATGCGGGTGCCCGGCAACAGTGGCCCCACCGGGGGCAAGGAGATAAGCTGGGACATGCTGGAGGAGGCAACCGGGCTTAAGCTGCCCGAGTCCGTTAAGCGTCAGACCGATTCCGGTAACCGGGAGCGGGTGTTCCTCTGGTCGTGGGATGACTTCCAGAGGTCGATCACCCTGTGCGGCCCCACTGGCATGGTGCTGACGTTCGGCGACTGGTGGCCGGAGCCCCTAACAGGGTACCCTATCGACGACCTCATTGCCGGCATGCAGGCCAGAGCCAGGTGTCCGGTGGTGGCAGTCCGGCGCGGCCCTGGGTGGGGCGACTACCTGATGTGGCCCCAGCACACAGGTAACGAAGGAGAGTAACGCCATGCGACTGGTAGCAGTCAAGACGGTGGGCGCGTTGGGGCGCGTTGTGATACCCAGCGAGCTAAGGGAGTCCCGGGGAATGCACCCCGGGACCCCCATCGACATCCTAGTAGACGAAGATAGTGAGCGGATCATTATCCAGCCTGCCCGGGGGCGTTGTGTGTTCTGCGGGGCTAGGCTGGAGAATGGAGGTCCCGTCCACCGGGGTAAGCCGGTATGTCCGGATTGTATTGGCGAGCTGATAGCACTGGAGGAGGGGAAAGGATGATCAGACTAGTATATCTGGCTGGGCCCATCGACCTGGTTGACGGCCCGGAGCGCCACGACTGGCGCATAGAGGCAGAGAAGGCGCTGGGTGCGCGGGGGATGTCGAGCTACAACCCAGCGAGGGCGTTCCACTGGGTGGGTGATGCGAACGGGGGGTCCAAGGTCATCCGAATAAACCGGATGGCGATGGAGCAGTCGGATGCGGTACTGTTCCGGCTGACCACCAAGCCCACGGTGGGCACATGGCGCGAGCTGCAGATGGCCATCGACATGGGCAAGCCCGTGGTCGGGTGGGACGTGACCAACGGTGCGGCAGCGGACGCCATCTACTTGGACGGAATGCAGCGGTACTCTACCCTGGAGTCTGCGGTGTATCGGCTGCTTAACGGGGACCTGGATGCGCTAAAAATGCCGGTGTGAGGTGAGAGCGATGGGCAGCGGAAACGCCCGGCTGGAGGCCGCCCTGGGCTATAGTCGGGCAGGCTGGAACGTCGTTCCCCTCAGTGGTAAACGGCCGATGGTGCCCTGGGCCAGATACCAAAAGACCCGGGTCGTCGAGGCCGAGATAAGGGACTGGTGGGCCCGGTGGCCAGACGCCAACGTAGGCGTCGTGACCGGAGCCATCTCCGGGCTGGTAGTGTTGGACGTTGACGGCGAGGAGGGGCTCCGGGCCCTGGGTGAACAGGGGCTGGCGGTGCCCTCGACCCTGACCTCCAAGACCGGTGGCGGTGGGTTCCACCACCTGTTCCGACACCCCAGCGGGGGCCAGACCATCCGGAGCTTCGTGCGCAAGCTGCCGGGGCTGGACCTCAGGGGCGACGGCGGCATCATCGTGGTTCCGCCGAGCGTCCACCCGAACGGGACGCCCTACGAGTGGGCGAACGACGAGCACATAGCCGACCCCCCGGCGTGGCTGCTGGAACTGGCGCACGAGGTCGAACGGGCCCCGGTGACCCCAGCGGACTGGGCCTGCGACGTGGAACGTGGGGGCCGCAACGCGCATTTGACCCGGCTGGCCGGGTCCCTCATGGTGAGGATGAGCCGCAATGAGGCCATGCAGGTGCTTATGGCCTGGAATCTGGCCAAGTGCAAGCCGCCCCTGACTGAGGCCGAGGTTGAGGTCATCGTGGACTCCATAGCCAACCGGGAGGCCGCGAAGCCCGACCCAACCCCCCACGTGGAGGCAGCTGCGGGGGCAGCCGGGGAAGGGAAACGGAGGCCCGGACAGTTCCGGGTAATGGGGTTCGCCGAGGCCCTGGACCAGTACGGACTCGGAGAAGTGGACTGGGCCATCGACGGTTGGCTACCGGCGAAGACCGTGGGGCTGGTGGTAGCACCCCCAGGCACCTACAAGACTTGGCTGCTGCTCAACCTGGCTCTGGCCGTATCGACGGGCAAGCCCTTCCTAGGGCACTACCCGGTGAACCGACCCGGCCCAGTGTTGGTGATTCAGCAGGAGGACCCGTTCCCCATGCTGTTCGGCAGGCTGACCACAATGATGGGCATCGGCCCGGCCACAGTGACCCGGGCGGAGGACACCTTCGGGAGTAACGAGGACGTCCATGAGGTGCCAATACCCCCTCCGCCCCCGGACATCCTGTGGCACCCGGACAGGTCCCTCAGCTTCGAGAGGCCCGAGTCAGTGGCCGGGCTGCGCGAGGTTGTGGAGCAATGCAGGCCGGTGCTGGTCATCATGGACCCCCTATACTCTATGGGCAGCACCGACGACTACATGGCCAAAACCGCGCAGTCGATGCTGGTCCTAAAACAGCTAAGGGACGAATACGGCTGCTCCTTCATGATAGCCCACCATACCTCCAAAAGCAAAGAGGGCGGCATCGGGCGCGAACAGGCGTGGGGCAGCCAGTTCCTAAATGCCTGGCTCGAAACCGGGTGGCAGGTGCGGTCGACCGACAACGACAAGACCATCCTAGTCAGACGGCACTCCAAGCTGGTGCCGCCCATGGAGCCGATTCGAATCAGCTTCGACATCACACCGTGGGAGTTCAAGGCTACGGTGGAGGGGGCCGCCGACACCCTGGAAGACCGGATACAAGAGGCGATGGCCCTGGGCAGACAGTTCAAGAGCATCAACGCACTGGCCTCGTACATCGGGTGCAGCAAGTCCACGGCCCACGATCTCATTCAGCGGATGGGTCTGACCAAAAACGACGCCGGGTACTACGGCGTGTGAGGAACGGAGTGCGTATGCGCGATGTTTACAAAGGAAATGATGCATGCTTATGCAGTCCGTTCGTTCCTGGGGCGTTCGTTCGTTCGGTTTTTAGGAAAAAAACCGAACGAACGAACGAGAGGCCCGCGTTCGGCGAACGTTCGGCTCTCGTTCGGCATCCGAACGAGAGCCAGACCAACACGGACCAAACCAGAGGGGGTGATGCGATTGAGCGTTCGGTGCGCGTTCGACGAGCGTTCGTGTTACGGGTTACAACATGACCCCATCGTTCGGCGATCGTTCGGCGATTACCTGTTATAATCGATGCATAACTATACAATAGAATGTAAGCTTATGCAGAAAGGGGTGGATACCTATGGGTGGCACGAGAGGGTTCAGAACGCATGAAGGAATACTGGCGGACGTGTTGGTGACGGCATGGATTCTATCCATCGGAATGGCGGCGGTGGCGGCGGTGGCGGCTGTGGGCCACTGGGAAGTGGCGTTGGTACTAGGCGTCCTGTTCACCCTGAACGTTTGGCTGGTGGTGGGTACGGCGAGGTCGGACGCCAGGGACATAGCAATGCTCCGGGGGTTGGTAACTGATCAGGTGAAGGAGGGGTGCATGTGCCGAGACAGGCAACAATTAGTGAAGGCCGGGGCCGGCTGGATGACCAGTCTGGCGCCGCCAGCGGCGGCCTTCGGGCGCGACGTGCAGGGACTGGTTGCGATAGCTGCCCAGATGGCCGAGCTATCGCAGCTGCACGCATGGACTTTCGGCCCTATCGGCCCGACTCCTGGGCGCATCAAGGCGGCGGTGCGGAAGCTGCAGCGCGAGGGCAAATGCGATCTGGTAGTGGTGGACTACCTGCAACTGCTCACCTGCGAGACTCGCCCGGAGCAGAGACATTTGGAGATAGGCCAGTATTCGCGGGCGTTCAAGTGGCTTGCGCTGGAGTTCCGAATCCCCGTGATTGTCCTCTCGCAGCTATCCCGGAGCGCAGAGAGCACCTCTGATAAGCGCCCGACGCTTCAGCACCTTCGGGAATCAGGCAATATCGAGCAGGACGCAGACGTGGTGATGTTCCTCTGGCGGGAGGACTATTACAAGCCGGAGACCGACAGGAAAGGCATTGCCGAGTGCATCATCGCCAAACAGAGGCATGGGCCGGTGGGCACGGTGGAATTGAGATGGAATCCCGAATACGTGACTTTCGAGAAT